TGTCGAAGAGGTATTCTTACCCAGTGGATGATATTGCTAAAGACTTACGTAGCTGGTCTAAGTATGTTCTTGAAGTTCCCAATCCACATTTAAATGGTTTGCCTGCCTGCCCATACGCAAGGAAGGCTTGGCTTGACAACAAAGTAAAAGTTTTAGAAGTGGACAACGTGTTACTGTCTGCTTTAGAATATAGGCATCTAATTTCTAAATACGACTTGGTTATTGTAGCATCGTATGAAATCCCAGATGCAGAAACGATGCAAGCAATGGTCGAACACTACAACGATCTTGGCGCACATGAAGATTTGCATTTTATGTTGTTCCACCCCGACTACGGGGCAGAGGATGCAGAACTTGATTTCCTTTATGAACATGATTGGGAATCAGAACTAGAAGACTATTGCATGATCTTTATCCAGAGCTTATCTCAGGTGGATGATGCAAGTCTTCAACTAGAGGGAAAAGGTTATTATAGCACTTTTCCAAAACACGAGTATCAAACCCTTGTACTAGACAGAAGGAATAGACGAAATGGCAATGAAACCAAGAGCAATGAAAAAAGCTACCAAGATGATGCGTGGTGGCAAAGCGACTGCCCCTAAGAAAATGATGCGCGGCGGAGCGGCTAAGAAGCCAATGATGCGCGGTGGTGGTGCTGTAAAAAAGCCAATGATGCGCGGCGGCGGAATGACAAAGAAAAAGAAGTAGCTATCATGAAAGGTGGTAAAGCTAAATCTAGTTCTATGAACGCTGTTAACATGGCAAAAGGTGGGAGCACAGTAAATGCCGCAGGCAATTACACCAAGCCCGGTATGCGTAAAAACTTATTCAACCGCATCAAAGCAGGCGGCAAAGGCGGAGCACCGGGACAATGGAGCGCAAGAAAGGCTCAGATGCTTGCAAAGCAATATAAAGCAAAAGGCGGTGGATATAAATAATGAAAGCACCACAACGCAGTCTAAAAGCTTGGACAAAGCAAAAGTGGCGTACCAAGAGTGGCAAGCCATCTACTCAAGGCCCGAAAGCTACCGGGGAGCGTTATCTACCGGAGAAAGCTATCAAGGCTCTTTCGGCCAGCGAGTATGCCGCCACTACGAGAGCCAAGCGGAAGGGCAAAGCCGCAGGCAAACAATTTGTAGCACAGCCTAAGTCTGTCGCCAAAAAAGTAAGATCACACAGGAAAGTAAGATAATATGGCACGTAAGCTGACTGAAAAACAACAGAAGTTTCTTGACGTTCTTTTTAGTGAAGCGCGTGGCAATGTAGTGGAGGCTAAAAAATTAGCAGGGTATTCTGCTACGCATCATACTGGATCTATTGTTGAATCTTTAAAAGAAGAAATACTGGAGCGCACTAACATGTACCTCGCTGGCAATGCACCTCGTGCGGCCATGGCTATGGTTGGTGCTCTAGTAGATCCAACAGAACTGGGCATCAAAGAAAAAATGGTAGCCGCTAAAGAAGTTATGGATCGTGTGGGAATTATTAAATCTGAGAAGGTACAAGTCGAAGCAACAGGCGGTGTGATGATACTTCCACCGAAACGTAGTGAGGATGACGACTAACCGATCAGCAGGTAGGTGGATATTACCTCAACCTGAAAATGTAATTAAGGATGAAGACTTCTTACCCATACCAAGGATAGCCAGAACAATTCCTTTTGGTTATCAAGAAGATCCTGAAGACTCAGACATGCTACTGCCTATACCTAGAGAGTTACGTGCTTTAGAAAAAGCCAAAGAGTATCTGCGGCAGTATAGTTATCGTGAAGTTTCGTTGTGGTTAGAAAAACAAACAGGGCGAAGCATCTCACATGTAGGACTCAAGAAGCGTATAGATAGTGAGCAATCCAACAAAAGACGAAGTGCAACTCTCCGCGAGTGGGCCAGAAGGTACAAAAAGGCAATCGAGCAAGCGGAGAAAATCGAGAACGAGCGCCTCGGCGCAATCCGCATCGAAACCGAAGAGACAGAACAAGCCGTCGATAGAGATTCGTGAAGAGGTTCATGAAGATCCAGAGTTTGAGCCTATTCGTCCTGAAGAACACAATGTTATCTTCAAACCTAATGAAGGCCCACAAACTGAGTTTCTAGCATCTGGAGAACGGGAGGTTCTATATGGAGGTGCCGCAGGCGGTGGTAAGTCTTATGCTATGCTGGCTGACCCGCTACGATTTATGGGACATCCGTCCTTTAGTGGATTGTTACTACGTCACACTAATGAAGAATTAAGGGAACTCGTTTGGAAATCTCAAGAGATGTATCCCAAAATCTGGCCCGGAATAAAGTGGTCAGAAAGAAAGATGCAGTGGGTTGCACCTTCAGGCGCAAGGCTTTGGTTTTCGTATCTAGACAGAGACGAAGATGTTATGCGCTATCAGGGGCAAGCATTTAGCTGGATTGGCTTTGACGAACTAACTCAGTGGAATACACCATTTGCTTGGGACTACATGAGATCTCGTTTACGTAGCACTGCACCAGACTTACCTATTTATATGAGAGCTACAACAAACCCCGGTGGTCCCGGCCATCAATGGGTAAAGAAAATGTTTATTGATCCGTCCCCTCCGGGGAAAGCGTTTCATGCGACATCTATTGATACTGGAAAAATGTTGACATACCCTACGGGGCATAGCAGAGCGGGTGAGCCGTTATTTAAACGCAGATTCATTCCTGCTATGTTGACAGACAATCCCTACTTATATGATCAGGGAGACTATGAAGCGATGCTTCTGTCTTTGCCTGAACATCAACGTAAACAATTATTAGAAGGTAACTGGGATGTTGCAGAAGGTGCCGCGTTTCCTGAGTTCAACAGAAGCATTCATGTATCTCAGCCTTTTGATATACCTCGCAATTGGGTTAAGTTTCGGTCCTGCGATTATGGTTATGGCTCTTATTCTGCTGTTGTTTGGTTTGCCTGTAGTCCTGATGAACAGCTTATTGTCTATCGTGAGTTATACGTTAGTAAAGTTTTGGCAACTGATCTTGCAGACATGGTGCTTGAATTGGAACAGGATGACGGATCAATACGGTACGGCGTTTTAGATAGTTCTTGTTGGCATAAACGCGGTGACATCGGTCCCTCACTAGCAGAACAAATGATTCAAAGAGGGTGTCGATGGAGGCCGTCCGACAGATCTGCAGGATCTCGCAAAGCCGGTAAAAATGAAATACATCGCAGATTGCAAATAGATGAATTTACAGAAGAACCAAGACTACTTATTTTTGATAATTGCACTAACTTAGTTGCGCAATTACCAAGCATCCCGCTGGACAAAAAGAATCCAGAGGACGTAGATACTAAAGCAGAAGATCATTTATATGATGCACTGCGTTATGGAGTAATGAGTCGCCCCCGATTTTCTATATGGGATTATGACCCATCAACTTCCCCAACGTCAGCATTTACTCCTGCTGACTCAACATTTGGATATTAAAGAATATGGAAGAAAACGATCCTATTGTAAATGCTAGCACTGTTTCTTTAGACGATGTCAATGAGTACTCTGATGAAGATCCAGCTACGCAACGCTTGTTGTTGTTTGTAGATGAAAGATTCAATAAAGCAGAAACAATGCGGCGCTCCGACGAAGATCGTTGGCTACAGTCGTACCGAAACTATCGGGGGCTATACGGTCCAGATGTTCAATTTACTGAGTCTGAAAGATCTCGTGTCTTTATTAAAGTCACTAAGACAAAGTCTTTGGCGGCGTATGGTCAAATTGTAGATGTACTTTTTGCAGGGCAGAGATTCCCATTATCTGTAGAGCCGACGGTTTTACCAGAAGGGGTGTCAGACGCTGTTTCTTTTGACCCCCAAAAGCCAGAGGGTGTAGATGCTGACAGCGGTCAAGACATTCCTGCATCTCCTTACGGATACGCTGGCGATGGAAAAGAATTACCAAAGGGAGCAAGATTAAAAGACTTGCTTGGCCCACTGCGCGAAAAATTACAAGACGTAGAAAAATTAGAAGAAGGCACTGGCGCTACCCCAACAGCGCAGACATTTTTTCCTGCTCTTACTGCCGCGAAGAAAATGGAAAAGAAAATCATGGATCAGCTTGAGGAATCAAGTGCATCTAAAAAATTGCGTAGCGCGGCATTTGAAATGGCGTTATTCGGAACGGGCATAATGAAAGGCCCGTTTGCTGTGGATAAAGAGTATCCTAACTGGGACGAAGAAGGCAATTATGATCCTGTAATTAAAACTGTCCCTTATGTTGACCATGTTTCTATCTGGAATTTTTATCCTGATCCTGATGCAGACAACATGGACGAGGCGCAATATATTATTGAAAGACATAAAATGTCTAGGTCACAAGTACGAGCACTTAAAAAGCGTCCTTACTTCCGTTCGTCTGTTATTGATGACGCAATTGAAATGGGTGAAACGTACATCAAAAAGTATTGGGAAGATGATCTAAACGATTATGATACGCATTACGATGTTAATCGCTACGAAGTACTAGAGTATTGGGGCGCTATCGACGTTGATATCATAGAAGAAGCTGGAGTTACCATTCCAAAAGAGCTAGAGGGTTTTGAGGAACTGCAAGCAAACATCTGGATATGTAACGGTAGAGTTATTCGTGCAGTATTGAATCCGTTTAAGCCAGCTAAAATTCCTTATTATGCAGTGCCTTACGAGTTAAATCCATATTCTTTCTTCGGTGTAGGTATTGCAGAAAATATGGATGATACACAAACACTAATGAATGGTTTTATGCGTATGGCTGTTGACAATGCTGTGTTGTCAGGAAACCTTCTTATTGAAATAGATGAAACGAACCTTGTTCCGGGACAAGATCTTTCTGTGTACCCCGGCAAAGTATTTCGTCGTCAAGCTGGCGCACCGGGGCAGGCTATTTTTGGAACTAAGTTTCCTAATGTATCTGGCGAAAATCTACAGTTATTTGATAAGGCTCGCGTTCTTGCCGACGAGTCTACAGGATTCCCTTCGTTTGCACATGGGCAAACTGGTGTTGCGGGTGTAGGGCGCACAGCGTCTGGCATATCTATGCTGATGAACGCGGCGGCTGGCGGAATCAAAACTGTAATTAAAAACGTTGATGATTATTTATTGCGTCCAATGGGTGAGGCTTTATTTAGTTTTAACATGCAGTTTGACTACGATCCTGAAATAAAAGGAGATCTAGAAGTCAAAGCTCGTGGCACAGAATCTTTGATGGCTAATGAAGTTCGTAGTCAAAGATTGATGCAGTTTATGCAAGTTGCCTCTAGTCCTGCGCTTGCACCGTTTGCAAAGTTTCCATACATCATCAGAGAAATTGCAAAGTCTATGGATCTTGATCCAGATAAAGTAACTAACTCAATGGAAGAAGCGGCAAGGCAAGCCGAGTTGTTTAAACAAGAAAATCCACAACCAGAAGCGGGACCACCGGGAGTACCCGGAGTAGCCGATACCGCTGGAACAGGAAATGCAAATATCGGCATTGGTGTAGCTCCCGTACCGGGAGAGCAAGGTTTTACTGGTAATGAACAACAACCTCAACAAAGACCAACTCCGCAAGCAGTCGGTCAGTAAACTTAAAACACTAACAGGTACTAAAAAACAGTGGGATGCCTTTTGTGATTACTTAGACATCCTAATATCTGAACAGCATACGAAGCTAGAAAAGTCTGAAAGTCTAGTAGCTGTTCACAGAGCGCAGGGAGCGATAGATATATTGCGCTACCTTAAATATCTTAAAGATGAGGCATCAGAATAATGTCAGCAGTAGGGCGACTAGTTAGCAAGCAGGTACAAGATGTATTCGGAGACTATGCGTTAAAGTCGCGTGAGTCTGTAGAAAACT